ATGGTGGGGGTAGTCCGCTTAGTTACTTAATGGCTGCGGGAGTTTTAGCAGCTGGTTTAAAAAGTGTACAATCAATATATGATACTGACGTAGGAAGCGGAGGCGGAGGAGGTTCTACGCCACCAGCTGAAGTAACACCAGCACCTCAAATGGTTAGTGGTTCTTTTGACTTAACTAATGTACAAGAGCCAGAACCTCTAAAAGCGTTTGTTGTAACTGACGAAATGACCTCGAGTCAAGACCAGCTTGCAAATATAAGAAGACGAGCTACAATTTAAAAATCAAATATATTAACTAAAAATCTATTATATAATATGCCTTGTAAAAAATGTGAAGACGGAAAATATAAGCACGGAGAAACTGGAGAATGTAAATACGATTCTAAAGCTGAGTGCGAAGAAGCAAACAAAGACTACTACGAGAATCTTAAAACAACTCGTATAGTAGAATTAATTATAGAAGAAGACAACGAAGAATTAACTATTGACGCAATATCGCTAGTGAATTCTCCAGCAATAGAACAAGATTTTGTTTATTTTGGAAAAGAAAAAAATAATCTTACTTTTGCTAAAGTCGACGAAGAAAAAAGAATGTTAGTTAGCCCAGCGCTAATACCTAACAAACAGATATTTAGATACGATCCAAATACAGACTCAGAATACTACGTTTATTTTAGCCCTGAGACTGTCAGAAAAGCTAGTGAGTTGTACTTAAAACATAATAACCACCATAAGGCTACATACGAACACCAAGACCGTGTAAGCGGCGTTTTAACTGTTGAGTCTTGGGTAAAAGAAGGCGATCAAGATAAGTCTAAATTATACGGTTACGACTTACCAAACGGTACTTGGTTTGTAAAAATGAAAATAACAAACGACGAGCTTTGGTCTAAAATTAAGGACGGAGAATTGAAGGGGTTAAGTATCGAGGGTTATTTTGCTGACCGCTTTGAAGCTATGCAGCATAAAAAACATTCAGACGAAGAAGTATTAAAAGCGTTATTAGAAATTATAAACAGAAAATAAAATGGATAAACATAAATTTTTTAAAGAAGTAAGATTAAAAAGTAAAAAACACCACTTGTCTTTAGTTGGAGATTTAGATAGTTTACTTTCAAATACTAACGACACTATTTCAAGGTTAGATGGTTACACTAGAGAATATAAAGCAGATGATGAAGTTTTACAAGAGAGATACCAAAGGCGTTTAGTTTTAGAGGAAGAATTAAGAGAAATAGAAGCAAATCAAGAGAGGTTAAGTCAAAGTATGGGCGTAACGTACGACGCTCACGAAGAAGCTATGAACGAATTAAAAAGTGTTAGAGATGAAATAACGCAAGGTATAGCAGAGTTAGAAAATGCCCAACAACAACTAGGGGTTGATTTAAATGTAGGTAAATATTATCAAGCGTTAGATGACGTTACTAATTCATTAAGAAATAACATAATAGACGATTTACCATTTTAAATATAATAATATGAGTAAAAAAGAAAAAATACTAGCAAAATTAAGCGAACAAAGAAAAGGTCTTAAAAAAGTAAACTTATCTTTAATAGGAGATTTACAAAATGATAATGAAGCTATAAAAAGTATTGATTTACAAAATGCTTATGATTTGGCTTTTACTGATTACGAATACGCACTTGGTAAATTTGAAGAAGCTCAAAGGTCAGTAGAAGAATTTATAGGCTCTTTTGATAGATTATCTGACGCAGTAGATAATGTAGAAGATTTATTAATATCAGCAGGTCAAAGTTTATCAGAAATAAAAAATCAATTAGACTCTTTAGGCATAGAGCCAAACGCTGAAATAAATATGATAGAAGAAGAATTAAGAGAATCTGAAACTATGGTTGTTAACGCTAGACAAGACTTACAATCTTTTCAGTATAATAGATTAGAACGAATAATTGATTAAAATATAAAACAATGACTAATAAAAGTAAATTCTTTGCAGAATTAAAAAAGCACGAAAACGCAGAAAAATTTGGTTTAACTACTCACAAAATAACACTTTCAGCGTTAGATAGTATCAGACAAGAATTAGACAACTCTTATTTTGCAGACGAAATAAATGACAGAATAGACGAAGCCGAGTCTAAAATGATAGAAGCTAGAGACATATTCAGATTTGACGTAGGGCCAGCAATTCTTAATGCAGAAGAAGAATTAAATAATCTAAAAAGCAAACTTGACGAATTAGGCGTAGAGTACCCAGCTGAAGTACAAAGTTTAGAAAGCGAGTTATCTGAAAGAGAGAAAGTTGCAGACGACATAAGACAAAGATTTAGAGACAACGGTTACGACCCAATGTATTAAAAATCAAATAAACTTAATATAAATCTATTTAATAAAAAAAGAACCTATGGACATTAAAGATCAAATTATAAAAGCTCTAGGATTAAGCAAGGAGCTTAAATTAAATTATCAATCAAAATCTGAAGACGGAACTATTTTTGTATCTACGGCTGACGAGTTAGCTAGTGGCGTTGATATTTCAGTATTAACTGAAGACGGTACAACTATTCCTTTACCAGCTGGAACGTATAAAACTGAAGAAGGCGTTACTTTTAGAGTAGAAGAAGAAGGTATTGTAGCTGAAGTTATGGAAACTGAAACGGAAGAAACTGTTACTGAAGAAGAACAAATGGCTGAAGAAGAAGCTGACGTACAAGACTGGGAAGGTATGGAAAAAAGAATAAAAAACCTTGAAGACGCTATTGCAGATTTAAAAGCAAAAGTAGGCGAAGGTAAAAGCGAGGAAGTAGAAATGGCTGACGAAGAAGCTACTGAAGAAGTAGTTGAAGAAGTAGTTGAGACAGTAGAAGCGGCAGTTGAAGAAATTGCAGCGGCTATAAACGAAGCTACTCCAGACGAGGTTACTGAAGAAATTTCTAAAATTGCAGCTGAAGTATCAGTAGAAGTAATGCAAGAAAAAGCAGAAGAAGTAGTAGAAGAAGCAGAGCCTACTGATATGAAGAAGAAGAAAAAGGATAAAATGAAAGATAAAAAGAAAAGAGAATACAAAAAAGTATCACGTTTAGAAAAGCAAAATAAAGAGCTTAGAGAAAAGTTAAGAAGAAAACCAGCTGACAGTCCTTTAAGTGTAAATAAATTTGCTAGTGAAAGACCTACTTTATCTAAAAGTGAATTAAGTAAAATGTCAAAAAAGGAAAAGTTCCTTTACAACTTATATAAATAATAATAAATAATAATTAAAAACAAAAAATTATGGCTTTAGCAGTAACGAGTAATTACTCGGGAAAAGCGGCTGGGTTTTATATCTCGGCAGCTTTAAAACAAGCGAACTCTATGGAGTTCTTAACAATGATAGAAAATATCAAATTTAAAAGTAACCTGCAAAAAATGTCGGCGGCATCTTTAATTCAGGACGCCACGTGTAATGTAAATTTAGCTGGTACACTTACAATGACTGAGGCGGTTTTACAACCAAAAAATCTAATGATTCAGACGGACATTTGCTCAAAAACTCTTCTTGAGTCTTGGGAGGCGTTGCAAATGAGAGCAGGAGCTGGTGCGCCACCTCCAGCATCTTTCAACGACTATGTTATTTCTTACTTAGGAGAAATTATAGCAGAAGGTACTGAGACTTCTATATGGAGTGGTAACGACGCAACGGCTGGAGAATTTACTGGATTTACACACGGTGGAGTTGGTCGTTTAGTAACTGACGCAACAGTAACTGACGTTGCAAATGTTGGTGGAGCTGGTAACGCTTATACTGCTGCAAACATTATAGAAAATTTACAAAATTGTTCAGCAGCTATTCCAACAACTGTTTATACAAAAGACGATTTATATCTTTATATGTCGCCTAAGACTTACAGATTATATATTTCTGCAATCTCTACTTTAGGATATGTTAATGCATACTCTATGAACGGAGACTACGACGCAGTTTTTGAAGGTCTAAAATTAGCAGTATGTAACGGAATGATGGACGACGTAATAGTTGCGGCTGAGAAGTCAAATTTATATTTCGGGACAGATCTTTTGAGTGACGCTGCAAATATAAATCTCCTAGACCTCAGTTCGATCGACGGGAGTCAAAATATTAGAGCAATTTGCAGATACTCTGGTGGTACTCAAGTAGGTATCGGAGCTGACGTAGTTTTAGTATCGTAATAAATTAATTAAATAGGCAAGGGCGTAAAAACCCTTGCTTTTATAACCTTAAAAATAAAAAAATATGTCTTGTACAGCACTTACAAAAGGTAGAGGTCTTGACTGCTCCAGAATCGCAGGGGGAGTAAAGAATATTTATTTTTCGGTTTACTCAGACTTTGGTAGTACGGACTGGTCTTACGACGGTACGCACCCTCAAGAAATAGACTCTATTGACTGGAATAGTAACAGTATTTACAAGTATGTAATGCCTTTAGGCGTTGCAAACGTAACTGATACAATTACTGGATCAACAGAAAACGGTACTATTTTTTACACTCCTACGGTAAACATAATGTTAAATAAATTAACTAAAGAAGACCAAAACCAAATTAGACTTTTAGGACAGACTAAAGTTAGAATATTAGTAGAACTTAACGCAAAATTATCGTCAGGACACGACGTTATTTTAGCTTGTGGTTTCGAAAACGGTATGGATTTAAACACGGGAACGGCTGATACTGGCGCTGCGTTTGGAGACAGAAACGGTTACACTCTTACCTTTACTGGTATGGAGTCTAGGCCTATGGCGTTTTTAGAAGATTATACTACTAGTATTTTTGATAACTCAGGATTCACGAACAAAGGAACACCATTTGTAGTTTCTGTGTAATTTATAAGTAGTTTCATATATTAAAAAGGAGTAACTAATGTTACTCTTTTTTTTTATTTACCAAATAAATTTATACTTTTTCTATTATATAATATGATACAAGCTACAACGGAGTCAGACTTTATATTTTATATACAAACGGAAGACAATCGTATAGACACTTCAGCGGCTACAAGCAAAATAAGACACTTGCTAAAATTTACAAATGATATGGATAAGTCTATACATTATGTATACGCAACCGCTCAAGAGATATACGAAAGGTATACTAAATTTGAAGTAGACTACGATAGTACGCCTAGCGTATATACTTCAGTAAATTTAAAACCAGCTGGATATTATCAGTTTGAAATATACGAAGTTGTTTGGTCTGGTACAGTTACAATTTCATCTGGTAACGCTCCAGTAAATGAAAACGACGTATTAACACCAGCTGCAAGTACAAAAGGCGTTGTTAAAGGGCTTGTAACAAAAGGAAAAATGTATGTCGCAGATAAAAGCGGTACTGAGCAAGTTAAATACACTCAACACCCAGAACCTAGCGGCTCTAATTATATATATTACGGACAATAAAAAAAAATAAAAAATGGCGATCGAAAACGTACAACAACTATTAACAGAACAATTAGGCAAAAACGGTAATACAGAAATATTTACTACTGCGGCGCAAACTAGTAAAAATTTTTACTGCGTACATTTTCCAGTAGAAAGCGTAGTCTCTGCAATAACAGTAGCGGACGCAACTGGAGAATCTGCTTTGCAGACTACTTTACCAGCTGGTACTACTTTATTTATGAATATTACGGCTATTACTTTAACAAGCGGAGTAGGAATAGGATATAACGACTAATGTTAGCACTAAGACTTGGACAAAGCATAGGGGCAAGTAGCAGCCCAGTTACTTTTAGCAATATTTATTCTTTAAGTTTTGCTGGAGTAGACGATTATGTTAATTTAAATAGCGCTGCTAGTATTGTCGACGTAAGTAGAGGTACTATTTCTGCTTGGGCTAAATTATCTAATGTAAGCGACAATACTCCTATATTTAAATTTTATACAAATTCTAATAATCAAGCTACTATTATATATTTACATTCTTCTAATGAGTTCAAATTTATGTATAAAGCAGCTGGAACTAATACGCAAGTTATTACGTCAGCTGGTAGTATTGAAGGAGATGGTAACTTTCATCATTTTGCTTTTACTTGGAACGTAGGAGGTAATGAATTTAAAGCATATATAGACGGTTCGCAAGTAGGTACAACACAAACTACGTTCGGAACTTGGTCTGGAACTCCTAGTGTTTTTGAGTTAGGTCGTAACGGACTTAGCGGAACTGGATATTGGATAGGTAATATTGACGAAATAGGCTTGTTTAATGCAGCTAAAACTTCTGGAGATATAGTTTCTATATATAACTCTGGAACTGTAACTGATTTATCAGAGGACACTAATTTAGTAGGCTATTGGAGAAACGAAGAAGGTAGCGGAACAACTATTGCAGACGGTTCTACAAACTCAAACTCTGGTACATTAGTAAACGGTACAACTTTTAGTACTGACGTACCATAAAAAAATAAATATGAAATACGTTATATTTAACATAGAAAACATAGATTTAATAGACTTTACAAAAGTTAAAGAAACTAGCAGAGATACATTAAGACTTTCTTTAGATGGTACGAAATGCGTTTTAAAATTTGAAGGCGAAACGCCAGAATTTTTAGTAGGTTTGCAGCAATACAACTATGAAGAAATATTAACAATTATGTATTCTCCAGAATGGACTAACAACGAATAATATGAACGATAAAATTTTAAGCATAAATTTAGAAACTCAAACTGCGCCTATAATACAAGAAGTTAGAGGTAAAGATTATATAGAATACGGTACTGAAGACTGGAAAAATTTATACCCGCAGTTTCTAATTGACCTTTACTACAACTCAAGTACTCACGCTGCTATTGTTAACGCTACTGCGGATATGATAGCTGGAGAAGATATAGTTATAGAAGCTGACGAAGACGAAAATTTAGATATGTACGTTAAGCTAAAGAAGTTTTTTAGACACGCTAACGGTAAAGAGACACTACATCAAGTGATAAAAAAGATAGCTTTTGATTTTAAACTACAAGGAGCGTACGCTATACATATTATTTGGAATCAAGAAAAAACAGAAATAGCAGAAATTTATCACGTTCCAGTCGAAAGGGTTAGAGCTGGTCGACCAAACGAGTTAGGAAAAATAGATACTTATTTTATTAGCGCTGACTGGTCTAATTTAAGAACTCATAAACCGTACCCTATTGCAGCGTTTAATGTTAACGATAGAACCTCTGCTAGTCAATTATTATATACTGGATCATATAGCCCTAATATGGACTGTTACCATACGCCAGACTATATAGCTGGTTGTAACTGGGCTTTAGTAGATCAAAAGGTAGCTGAGTTTCATTTAAACAATATAGAAAACGGTTTTAGCGGATCGTATTTTATTAGCTTTGCAAACGGTATACCAACGGCTGAGGAGCGCTATCAAATAGAAAAAAGCCTTATAGATAAATTTACTGGCGCTAAAAACTCTGGAAAATTTGTTTTAACATTTTCGGACGACAAAACTCGTACTCCAGAAATAACTCCTATAAGTGTAAGCGACGCTGACAAGCAATACTTAGCCTTACAAGAACTGCTTGTACAAAACATTCTTACGGCTCATAGGGTAACTTCTAAGACACTTATGGGTATTGATAGTACTAACGGGTTCAGTTCTAATACAGACGAGCTTATAAACGCTGCAAACTTCTATGTACAAACAGTTGTAAGAAGTTTTCAATTAAACATATTAGACACTTTACAGACTATATTCTCTGTAAATAATATGGATTTAGAAGTCGGGTTTGTACAATTAAAACCTATTACAGTACAATTTGACTCTAAAACTGTTCGTGAGGTTATGACCCAGAATGAGATAAGAGAGGATTTAGGTTTACCAGCCTTAGACGAAGAACAAACAGTAGAAGAAAAAGCTACATTTAGTAAAGTAGGATCTATGATAACTGACGGAATAGAGCTGCCTTTATTTGATACAATAGAAGAAGCTGAAGCTGAAGCTGAAAGGTTAGGTTGTAGCGGTTATCACGAACACACTCAAGACGGTAATACTTACTATATGCCTTGCGAAGACCACGATCAAATAATGAATCTTAGTAAGTGTAATTGTAAAGAAGAATTTATAAGTCCTAATCCTTGTACTGAAGGTTACGAGCCTTACGGACATAAAATAAAAGACGGTAAAAAAGTACCTAATTGCGTACCTATAAAAGCTAACAGACAAAACTTGTCTAATTTTATACAAGAATTTGGCGAAGACATAAACGAAGACTGGGAACTTGTAGACGAAGAAGTAGTACACGGAGAACACCAAGATTTTAATTTTGAAGAAGAACTTAATATTTTAGTAAACGACCGTACGGACTTAGCTTCTACTGGTACTGCTAGACCGAACTCTAGGAGTGAGCAAGACGGCGTAAATGAGTCATTTAATAACTACTATAAAGTAAGATACGAATATAAAAAAGCATCTGGTACTGGTAGCAGCGCTAATAGTCGAGACTTTTGTAGGGGTATGATGTCAGCAAATAAAGTATATCGTAAAGAAGACTTGTTAAGGTTGACAGATATACAAGTAAACGATTCTTATTACTCTGATAGACAAGGACGTGAAATAGGTTTCGGGCCTAACGGAGATTTAACATACTCAATCTGGTTATACAAGGGCGGCCCTAGATGTAAGCACTACTTTAACCGTTTAATTTTTAAGACTTCTTTAAGAGGTGCTAAATCGCCTATAAACGATAGTCAACTAATTAGCGAAGCAAAAGCAAGGTCAGAAGGTTTTACTATTGATATGAACGACGATTTAGTAGCTACTGCGCCTATAAATATGATTAATGAAGGATTTTTAACACCAAGATAATATGAGTTACGTTTTATTTATATCAGAACAAAAATTAAAAGACAGTACGGCTATTAACCTTAATGTCGACACCAATTTAATATTGCCTTATATACGTCAAAGTCAAAAATTGTATGTAGAACCAAAACTTGGTTCACGGCTCTTTGAAAAATTGAAAAGCCTTATAACGGCTGGTACAATAGGAAACGTAGGTAACGAAGCGTATAAGACGCTTTTAGACGAGTATATAGGCGATATGCTACCTAACTGGGCTTTTTATCACGCAATCCCTTTTTTAAGGTTTAAAATAGAAAACGGTAACATATTTTCTAAAACATCTGAGACTGGTACGGCTTTAAGTACGGCTGAAGCGCAACACCTTAGAGAAGAAGTAAGGAATACGGCAGAATATTATACTGAGCGTATGATCGAGTATATAAGAAATAACAAAACATTATTCCCAGAATACAATCTTAATACTGGAGCTGAAATAGACCCAGACGAAAACGCTTATTATAACGGTATGAATTTAGAACGACCTACAAAAAATCTAAACGACTATACTTTAAGAAATACAATAGGCAATTTAAATTAATGAAAAAGTATTATAAAACTAAAACAATTAATATAACAAAGCTAAAGTCCTATTTGGATAAGCTCAAAACTAAAAAAGATGAACAATCTAAAGGACACGGTACAAGTAGGAATAGCTAACGGAAGCGCTATTGGTTTTAGTATTACAGACTGCAACGAAGTATTAACTTTTGTATCTTTAATATTAGCAATAGCTTTTACTATATATAAATTTATAAAATTTGACAAAAATTAAAAAATGGCTAAAAAGTTTACTGTTAACTCTTTTAGAGCTACTAGAAAAAAAAGAAAAGGAGTACACTCCAAAAACGCAAGTCGAGGACAAAATGCCTACAAAAAACATTACAGAGGACAAGGGCGTTAATTTACTTATAATTAGAGATACTTTTACGGATAAATCTACTATTGGTAAATTATACCTTAACGGAGAATTATTTTGCGATACTTTAGAGTTGCCTTATAAAGACAATCAAAGAAGTATATCTAGTATACCAGCTGGAGAATACAAAGTAAACTTAAGACCAGCTAGACAAAGCGCAACTAGAGACTATTTACACTTAATAGTTGAAGACGTGCCTAACCGTTCTTATATATTATTTCACAGAGGTAACAAACCGTCTCATACTAGAGGTTGTATTCTAGTAGGTCAAACTCGTCAACAAGACTTTGTTGGTAACTCTACTTTAGCTATGGATTTACTAATGAAAGAAATAATAAATTTAGGCGGCGAAAACATTAAATTAATAATTAAAAATCGATAAACTATGAAATGGACTGAAATTTTATTAGCAATCTTAGGAATTGCTGAAATTATTGTAAGGTTAACGCCAACAGAAAAAGACAACTCAATCTTAAATAAGATTATGTGGGTTGTAAATAAGTTGATACCTAACAAAATTAAAAAATAATGACAAACCGCTTTAGGTTAAAACCTCACGAAATAGCGGCTTTAAAAAAAATGCGAGAATCCGAAACTAGAAATATTCTAGTTATCGGAGACTTGCACGAACCCTTTTGTTTAGAAGGTTATTTAGAGTTTTGCATACAACAGTATAAAACTTATAATTGTAACCAAGTAATATTTATTGGAGACATATTAGATAACCACGCTTATTCATATCACGAACCAGATCCTGACGGGCTTTCGGCGGGTATGGAGTTAGAAGAAAGTATTAAAAAAATACAAAATTGGTATAAAGCTTTTCCAGTAGCCGACGTATGTATAGGCAATCACGACCGTATGGCTGCTAGAAAAAGTTTTAGTGGCGGTATACCTTCTGCGTGGATTAGGTCTTACAACGAAGTTTTAGGAACTCCAAATTGGAACTGGGTAGAAAGTGTTACATACGACGAAGTTCTTTACGAACACGGCGAAGGAGGTCAAGCTCAAACAAAAGCAAAAAACAACTTAATGTCAAGCGTATGTGGTCATACTCACACTGAAGCCTATACTCGCTGGTATGTAGGTAAAAAATTTAGAGTATTTGGTATGCAAGTGGGCTGCGGAGTAGACAGTAAAAGCTATGCTTCAGCTTATGCTAAAAACTTTAAAAAACAAGCGATAGGGTGCGCAGTTATCTTAAACAATGGTACTTTACCGATTAATCTATTAATGCCTTTATAGTGAAAAATCTATTAAGGATAATTTCTAAATCTCTTTTATATACAATAATAGTAGGATCTCTTGTATATATTCTCAATCTTATAGTAGTAATTATATTTATTATACTAGGAATATATTAACATTTTTTGTTAATAAACTTGTATATGTCATATATTTTGTTTAGTTTTGTTGTATATTAACTAAAACAAACACAAAATGACAAAGAAAGACATTAGACAGACAATACTAGGGAGATACATTAGACTGCTAGTTAATAATCACTATGAGTTCGAGAGTATTTTAGGAACATCACTAAGAAAATTTGACTACAAAAAAATTATGGAATTAATGCAGAAGTTTACTAGTAATGATTATGACTGGTTAACACAAAACGAAATTAAAGAGTACGAGTTATTAATTGAAAAATTATAAAAAATGAAATACGATTACAAAATGCTAGAAGCTACTGATAAAGAAGAAGCTATTGTGTCTATATTAGACGCAGTAAAACATAACGCAGTCTGGCTTAACAAATGTCAGAGTTATTTTTCAAGAACTGTTATTGCCTTAAACGAAGAACTTAGAAAAAAGTTTTTAGACGAATTATCTAAAGACGATATTATTGATTTGTTTATAGAGTTTAAAACAGAATACTATAACTATAAAGACAATACAGTATGGAGTTAATTTGTAAAGAATATCACTTTTATAATAACGGTATATATAAAACTATAAGTAAGTTATCTCCTGAAGGCTGGTTTACTGATATTGAAAAAGTAGAACCAAGTATAAGAATATTTGGTACGCCTAAGCAAGTAGACAAAGCCTATAAAGATTATGTAAAAATGACTGGTTTAAATTTAAACGAGACTTATGACTTTAAAGTAGAGCCTAAAGGATCTTGGTGGTATGATATATATGGTAAAGACGCAGAAAGTATAAATAAAAAGACTCAAGAAAAATTAGATAAATATAAAGAACTATACAATAAACAAAATAAAAAAGCACTAATTACAACGATATGACAACTGAAAAAATAAAAAACGCTTATAATAAATACGGACTAACTAGAGACGACGTATACAAACATCAACACTATATAATAATAACTCGTAGCGGTATTGAAAAAATACAAGCTATTGAAAACATAAAACTTGACTATGAAATAGTAAAATGCGAAAAAGACTTTTGTGTTATGAAAGCTATTGCTATAAAAGGTAAAGAAATTATACAAACTTTTGGATCTGCTTTAAAAGGCGAAGGTTTTAAAGACGGCAACACTATGTCTTGGTATGTAGTCGAAATGGCTGAAAAAAGAGCTATGTCAAGAGCGGTACTTAAAATGACTGGTCTATACGAGTTAGGGGTATTTGGAGAAGACGAAAGCGAAGAATTTAAACGTAAATAATAATAAAATGAAATACAAAGTAAAAAATTTAAAAATTACTGGTTACGATTTAGACGTACACCAAGATAGGTTAAGCGACGTATTAACATTATCTAAAAAATGGTCTAAAAATGGAGTTGTTAAATGCAAAGTAGAAGCAGCTGACGGCTACGAGTATATAATAACTGAAGACAACTTAGAAAAAATTAAAACAAAGTCTAATAAAAAAACAAAGAAATAATGCAAATAGAAGGTAAATTAATTAAAATACTAGAAGCTGAAGGAGGTACAAGTAAAAACGGTAAAGCGTGGATTAAGCAGTCTTGTATAGTACAAACAGAAAACGAATACAATAACGAAGTATGTATAACTGCTTTTGGAGACGATAAAATAAAAGATTTAAATAAATTAAAAATAGGAGAAAACGTACAAATTTGGTGCAACGTATACTCAAGAGAATATAACGGTAAATATTATAATCAAATAGACGGTTGGCGATTTTCTAAAAGTGGATCAGAATTTAAAGCTCAAGACTTTGTAACCTCTGATAACGATATGCCTTTTTAAAATGGTTGACAAGCATAATTTTAAAGCTATATGTAAACTAACAGAAAAGGTTTTAGAAATACCAAAAGGTTTAATGCAAGATAAAAGCAGAAAAAGACCTTTAATAATTGCTAGACAAATAGCGTCTGTTATAGGTCTTAAAGAAGCAAATGTACATAAAAAAATTATCGGCTCTATGTTAAATAGAGATAGAACTTTAATTAATTACTATGAGCATCAACACGAAGGCAACTATAAAAACTGGGAATTATACAGAGAATCTTATAATAAAGTTTACAAAGCATATAAAAACATAGAAGGTTTAAAAGAAATATTTAGTAAAGGATCTGATATAAAAGAATACTTAATTAAAAAAGGAGTTAAAGAAGCTCCTAAAAATTTAGACGATATAATTATTGCAGTAAAAAGCGGCGAAGCGTCTACATTAATTAAAGTTGCTGAGTTAGATTTTGTAAAACAATTAGAAAATATTAAGTTAGCACTTAAAAATTATTATTATACAATAGAGATTTTATAATGAATAAACCTAACTATTACGCTATACTACCTTCTACAATAAGATACGACGAAAATCTTAAACCAAATGTAAAATTATTATATGCAGAAATTACTGCTTTATGTAATATGAACGGAGACTGCTTTGCTAGTAATAGATATTTTGCAGATTTATACGGTAAAAGTAAAGGTACAATTTCTGGTTGGGTTAGCGATTTAGTTAAAGCTGGTTACATTAAAATAGAATATACTTATAAAAAAGGTACACGACAAATAGATCATAGGTATATTAGAATTATCGCAGGGGCTATACCAGAAAAGTTGAACGACCTATACGATAAAAGTTTAAAGAATAATAATACAAGTATTAATAATAAACTTACAGTTAGTAATAATAAGCGCTTTAAAAAACCAACTTTAGATGAAGTTAAGATTTATTGTAAAGAGCGAAATAATAATCTTAACGCAGAAACTTTTATTAATTTTTATGAATCTAAAGACTGGTATGTAGGTAAAAATAAAATGAAGTCTTGGAAGGCAGCGGTACGAAACTGGGAGTCTCGAGATAAAGGTAAATTAACTATGAGTAAAATTGATAAACAACTAAACGAATATATGGACGGAAAAAAATATTTATGAAGACACTAAAACAAGAAGAGCTAAAAGAATTAACAGAAAAAGTATATGAGCTATTACATAAAACTGCAATAGAAATAGGTCAAAATCCAGACGGTAAAACAATAGCAGCTTTAAGTAAAATATTTGCAAATGATTTACAAAAGGAAAATAGATTTAAAAACCTGACTTTCAATCAGTTAGAAGACGCTTTCTCTATTGGAGTTAGATTTGGTAAAGACGAACCTTTTTTAAATATTAGAACTTTTTATAAGTGGACTTACGAACACAAAAAAAAAGTTGATAACGCTTACTACGAAGTACATACTTTAGGTAAAGAAAAAGACAAAACACTTTATTATCAAGACCCTATAATATTTTTAGAATGAAAAAAACAAAACTAATAGGCATATCTATTCTAGGTTGGATAGGTATTCTAATAACAGTAGCAGTATATGTTATAACTGTTATATCACTAATAAAACTAATACAATGAATACAAAACAAAAAGTCAGATATTATTTAGAAAAATTTTCACACTTAAGAGATAACGATTATAGATTATGTAGTAATATTTGGCACGAAGAATTTAAAACTTTTGATATTAACGGAGACTGTTCAGCTCAAGATTTTTTAAAAATATATTCTTTAGGTAAATTAACGTCAGCTCCAAGTATTAAAAGAGCAAGAGCAAAACTACAACAAGACAATCCAGAATTAAGAGGTCAAAAATATATAACTAGAAAAAATAAATTACAAAATGAGTGGCGTAAAGACTTGGGCTATGAAATCAATAAGTAAATTAAAAAAAGAGTTAGATAAAGTATTTAGTTTGTTTATTAGATTAAGAAACGCAACTGAGTACGGTTTAGCTCAATGTTTTACTTGCGGTAAAGTAGACCATTATAAAAAATTACAATGCGGACACTTTCAAAGCCGTAAACATATTAGTACAAGATTTGACGAAAAAAATTGTCAAGTCCAATGCGTAGCCTGTAATATGTTTAGAAGTGGAGAACAATATCGTTTTGGCTTAAATTTAGACGCTTTGTACGGCGAAGGCACGGCTGAAGAACTAGAAGTAGTTTCTAGGTTTACTATAAAAATGAGTAGACCAGATTATGAAGAAAAAATAACTTATTACAAATTAACTGTTAAAAACTTAAAAAAAGATAAAGGTATCGAATAAGTTTTTTTACATATACTTGTCGTATGGTAACTCCTATATATGCAAGTAACGAACACAGACAAGCCGTAGAATTGTATATAAACACTTGTTTTGAGTTTGCTAAGGACTTATCTACAAAAACAAAATACAACAACTATATAGACGTTGTAAACACTATCATAGAATATCATAACGGTTACGGTAAAGGAGTAAAAGAAAATAATTATTACGACTGGTTAATGATTATACCTATAAATATATCAGTTGCTACAAATGGTTTTTTTGCTGGTATTGAATCAAGAAATAATAGAGCTACTGTAAGAGCGTATAAAGTTGTTTTAGAACAATTACTATTAGATACCGTAGATAAAATAGAATTACTAGAGCCAGAAAATGAATAAGATTTATATTGAAATAGCAGATCTTACAGAAAAATTTAGAAAAATGGCTTATGGTATATGTAAAGACGAAAACAAAATTAATAACGCAGTACAAGAATTAATGCTTTATTTCTTACAAATGAACCCAGAAACTCTAAAAAATATATATGATAAAGACGGAATAGAAGGGGTTACAAGATACGGAGCGGTTGCTTTAAAAAGAGCTTTAACAAGTACAAGATCTAATTTTTATTACAAATATGAAAAATATTATACGAATATTGATAATTCCAATTATGTTTATAGTTCAACTATGGATAATTGTAGCAAGTTGGAATCTTACTCTGACGCTAAGATGCTACGCTATATTTCAGAAAGTGAAACTGTATACGACGAAGACAAAGAAAAGAAAATTGTTTTAATTGAAACGGAGTTAGATAAACATCACTGGTACGATAAAGAAATTTTTAAACTTTACTACTATGAAGGGAACACGCTCGACTCACTTGCTAAAAAAACAAAAATAAGTAGAAATAGTTTGTTTACGACAATAGACAAAGTAAGAACGGAACTAAAAACAAAATGTAATGAAATTGTACAATCCGATAAAGAAAAATAGTTTTATTATGCAGTTTGGATTTCAAAGTCCAAATTGGAAAAAATGTAGTATTGAAAACTTAGAGAGACAAATTAAAACAAAGAAAAAAGAAAAATGAAATTTTTTGTAGCAAATGAAGTTTACAAAGAACGTATGTCAATATGTAAATCTTGTGAACACTATTTAAGTCTATTAGGTAACTGCGCAATTTGTAAGTGTTTTATGAAAGTAAAATCAAGGATAGCGCCTATGGAATGTCCTAAAGGTAAATGGTTAAAAACAACTAAAGTAGAAAACCCAAAAGATTTACCTCAAGATATAATCGAAGAAATATTAGAGTTGTACCCTAAAATAAAAAGCGGTCGAGCAAAAAACCATACTGACAAAGCTAAACTTATAACTTTGTACAATACAATATATAATACTAATTATAGCACGGGTACAAATTGCAGCTCTTGTATAAGTACTTGTTTTGACGCTATAACAAAACTTTACGAAAAATATAATACAAATGAATAATATACCAAAATACTATATAGGTAAAAAATACAAAATAGAAGCTAGAAAAGTAATAGAAGACTTTCAAGCTGACAACTATAATTTAGGAACGGCTATAACATATTTATTAAGAGCTGGTAAAAAAGACGGCAACCCTATTGAACAAGATATAAAAAAAGCAATAGATCATTTAAACTTTGAACTAGATAGAGTAAAAAGTAATACAATAACTGGAGGCTTAGCAAAATGAAATACAAATGTGAATGCGGAGACTATGAAAAAGAGATTAAAAAAATCTCTATTGTATACAGAGACGGTAACTGGGTAACTAAAGGGTCAGAATGTCCTTGCGGTAAATATATGACTAGCGAACCAAAAGAGGGTATGCCTACAATAAAAAGAACTGAAGCGTCTTTGAGTAAAAAGAAAAGACACGAAAAATTATGGGACGGAGCTAAAGAAATGTTAATAGGCGAACGAGGTATTAACGACGATTTTTAAATGAATTTTGTAATACATACAAGCCAAGATAAACAGACGTTATATAATTATCTAAAAGAGTTAGATAGCGATTATATAGTTAAAGTAAGTAAGCAAAGAAATAACAGATCAAATATGCAAAACAATTACTACTGGGCTTGTATAGTACAACCGTTAGCAAATGAGCTAGGATATTTTCCTGACGAAATGCACGATACACTTAAAGTAAAGTTTGCTAGTCTTTGGGAAAGTATAGAGGTTAACGATAAACAAATAGGTTTACAAAAAGTAAAAAGTACGGCTAAAATGAATAGTAAAGAATTTGAGATATATGCAGACCAAATAAGAATTTGGGCGCTTACAGAATTAAATATCAAGTTAATGTTACCAAATGAATACGAATAAAATCTATTATATATAAAGACTTGATTAATCAAATTATTTCAAAATGAGTACACACGGAGGTAAAAGAATAGGAGCTGGACGTAAGCCAAAAGCTGAAGAACAAAAGCTAATAGAAAAATTAACACCTTTAAACGACTTAGCTTTAGAGTCATTAAAAAAAGGTTTAGAGAAAAAAGAACAATGGGCGGTCAAGTTATACTTTGAATATTTTTACGGTCGACCTCAACAAAGAGTAGATGTAACTAGCAACGAAGAAACTTTAAATATGCCGCTAATAACATTTATAGATTCTGAAACTGAGTAAAAAATATAATCCGCTATTTGATTCTGATGCTAGATATTTTATAATAACTGGGGGTCGAGGGTCTGGTAAATCTTTTGCTGCAACTGTATTTCTTACGCTACTTACAATGACCGCAGGAATACGAGTATTGTTTACTAGGTTTACTATGGTATCTGCGCACCTATCAATAATACCAGAATTTTTAGAAAAAATAACTTTGTTAGGATATGATAATATATTTAGTGTAAACAAAGCAGAAGTAATAAACACTAAAAACAATAGCGATATATTATTTAGAGGTATAAAGACTAGCGCTGGTAACCAGACCGCAAGTTTAAAATCTTTACAAGGTATAAGTTGCTGGGTACTTGACGAAGCAGAAGAATTAATAGACGAAGACATATTTGATACTATTGATTTAAGTATAAGAGAAAAAGGTATACAAAATAGAATCATACTTATATTAAATCCAGTAACAAAAGAACACTGGATATATAAAAGGTTTTTTGAAGACAAAGGCGTACAAGCTGGTTTTAACGGCGTTAGAGACAATATATGTTATATACATAGTACATACCTTGACAACAAAGATAATCTGTCTCAGAGCTTCCTAGAGCGTGTAGAGGCTATAAAACATAGGAACTTTAAAAAGTACAAACATAAAATACTTGGGGGCTGGTTAGACAAAGCAGAAGGAGTAGTCTTTGAAAATTGGTCAATAGGAGAATTTAATCCTGACGGACTACAAACCAGTTGCGGTATGGACTTTGGTTTTAGTGTTGATCCAGATAGCTTAGTAGAAGTAGCAATAGATAAAAAGAAAAAAATAATATATCTAAAAGAACACTTATACAAGAACGGATTAAAGTCTCATCAATTAGCAGAGCTTATATTAGAGAAAGTAGGAGATAAATTAATTATAGGCGATAGCGCAGAACCTAGACTAATAGAGGACTTAAGACATTTAGGAGTAAATATAAAACCAGTCAAAAAAGGAACTATTGAAAGCGGTATAACTAGAATGTTAGACTACGACATAGTAATAACAAAAGAGTGTATAAATTTAGCTAAAGAATTAAACAACTATATATACGCAGATAAAGGTTCTAAGTTATTTGTTGACGCTTATAATCACGGAATTGACGCAGTAAGATATAATATAATTTACCATTTAGATAACCCGAACTTAGGTAGGTATTATGTACAATAAAAAAAGGGGTTAGAAAAAATAGAAAAACAGTAATAAAAATAAAGAAGAATTAATCTCTAACCCCCTAACTTCACTAACTAAAACGCCGCAAATATAATACAATAAACTAAAAAACAAAATTTTCTATTATATAATATATGAAAGTACAAGTTAAACAAAAGGGCAAAAAAAAGTCCTATAATGTTATAAGTAATTGGTCAGATGTAACATTAGAAAATTGGGCTAAATTAGTTACTATACAAGGATATAGTAAAATAAAAGAGGCAAAAGAAACGATACTTGCGTTATCTGATATACCAGAAAAAGTATTAAACAAATTAGAAGTATATCATATCGCAGCTATTTTGCAAGGACTTTCTTCTATGCAAAAAAACGAAGAAACTTGCTTGAGAGAGATAATAGAAATAGAAGGAGTTGAGTACGGTTTCCACCCTGACCTTGAGCAAATGACTCTCGGAGAATTTGTTGATTTAGAAACCTACATACAAGACATACAAAATAGTATGCCTGAAATAATGGCTATATTGTTTAGACCCGTTGTAGAAAAAAAAGACAACTATTATAATATAGAGGCTTACGACGGTAACATAAAGAAACGGGCTGAGATAATGAAAAAAATACCAGCTGAGAAAGTACAAGATTCTCTGGTTTTTTTTTACAATTTCGGGTCGATATTATTAACGATTTTGCTATCGTGTTTGACTCAGGACACAAAGGCAACGAACAAGCAATAGGAGATGGAGACTTTGCTAAAAAGTGGAATTGGTTTGGAGTAATGTATAGGTTAGCAAATGGTAATATAATTAATTTAAATGAAGTAACAAAAATAAATTTGCTAGAGGCTTTAACTTGGTTAAGCTACGAAACAGATTTACAAAGTCAAAATAACGTAAAACTAAATAATGTCAGTCAATAACAAAACATATAATAACGTAGTCAATTTTATGGCTAGGCTAGGAGAATATCACGAACAAATTTCTACGGTATCAGTAGGCGACATATACGACGTAGCAATTAGCAAAAATTTAAAAATGCCTTTGCTACATATAAACCCAGTAAACGTAACAACTGGAGATAGTGAGTTAGTATATAACTTTCAGTTATTTATTATGGACTTAGTAGATAACGATATGGGTACTGAAGTTAAACCTATTGCAGACTTGACTAAGTTAATAAATAGAAATAATAATCAACAAGAAGTTTGGAATAACACTTTAAATATAGCTACTGATTTTATTGGTATGTTAAGACATAGTTCGAGACAATCTTTAGCTGGAGTAAATGATATTAATTTTCCAGTTTATTTTACTCAAGATCAATTTAACTTAGATCCTTTTCAGGAACGGTTTGACGATCTAGCTAGTGGCTGGGTTTTTAATGTAGGGGTAAAAGTTATTAATGATTTTGATACTTGTCAAATACCAGTATCAACTAACGGAGCTGGTTACTAATGAAATTTAAAATAGGTAAATATAAAATAACAATAGGTTTTTTTAAAATAACAATACATTTATGAACTACGACGATTTATTAGAAAAGTTAGAAGCTATTAGCGTAAAGTTTGAAACTTACAACGACTACCCAGAAAGCGCAAGTAATAACGCTTGTAAAGTTTTACGTTGGATAGACGAACACGGTAGGGACGAAGTAAAAGGAATGACGAAAACAGGGTTAACCAGAGCCAACCAGCTCTGCTCAAAAACTAAGATTTCGAGAGACACGATCTCAAGAATGGCTTCATTTAAAAGACACGAAAAAAACGCAGAGGTTAGCGCTGAAAATAAAAGCACCCCGTGGAAAGATAAAGGTTATGTAGCGTGGCTAGGTTGGGGAGGTACAAGTGGCGTTAACTGGGCAATCAAAAAATTAAAACAAATAGATAATAAAAAGAAAAAATAATTATGGCGGATTTAGTAACAACAATTTCAGAATCAGTAACACTTAACGGATCAGTTAGAGGTTCTACAAATACAGTAACTACCACTGGTATTGTAGATGTATTCGAAAGAATCTTAACTTGTACACACTCACAAACTACGACAGTAGCAGTATTTAATTCTACGCCTCACGGATCGGCTGGAGCTTTAGATGTAGAAAATTGTAAGTATTTTAGAATTACAAATCTTAGTACTGATCAAGATATAATGGTTGCTTTTGTAACCTCAGGTACTAACTATCAAGTAACAATTAGATCTGGAGGGTCTCACGTTTTATACCAAACAGAAGACGGTATACTAGGAGAAGCAGACTCTACTCCAGCGTTTAGTGGTTTAGCAGATGTAGTTACAGTACAAGTAAGACCTTCAGCTACAACTGATGTACAAGTAGAAATATTTGCTGGGCTTGTATAATGGGCGCTTACGAGTATAAACATTTACAACGATACCTTAAAAGTTGGGGTCGAGATGTTGTACAAGAGGCAAAAGAACGACTTGTAGCAGCTGGTAAAGGTGGCGGAGATTTAGAAAACTCTATATCATCAAGAGTTATAGACGAAGGCGAAAGCTACGTTGTAGAATTTTCTATGGCTAATTATGGGACTTTTGTAGATAAAGGAGTTTCAGGAGTTGGCGGTAGCATAAAAACTGGTATACACAAAGGAAGTCATAGCGGTATAAGAAAATATGTAGACTACAACGGCAATAGTCAAATTAGCCCTTATAGATTTGGTAGCGGAACTGGAAAAAAAGGCGGTATGGAAAAAGGTATAAGGTCGTTTATAAGAAAAAAGAATATTAATAGAAGCTCAGTTACTGGTAGGTTTATACCAGCTAAAAGCATAGCAATAGCTATAATGAGAGTGTTATGGATAAAAGGTATAAAAGGCGTAAGTTTTTTTCAAGACTCTTTAATGTTAGGTTTATCTGAATTTAAATTAGAAGTAGCACCAGAAATAAAAGAAGACGTAATAGACACGCTAGTAACTTTTCCAAATATAGAACGAGCATAAAAAAAATAAAATGGCTAACTCAGTAATAGAACAAAAACCAAGATTTTTTCTAACTCCAGTAGGTTCAGAAATTATCTTTGTTATATCAAACAACGACGCAGTAGCAAATCAAACAAAAGTTAAATTTGTTGCAGAAGTACATATAAGCAAATTATCTCCAAACGTAAATAATACTGCAAGTTTAATAGGTACTTTTAAAACGACGCCTAATAACGCAGGAGTAGGAATATTTGATTTTAGTAATATAATAGAAAACTATGTAAGCTCAGATAATTTAGCAGCAAATGATAGTTTGTATAAAGGCGTTACTATTAATGAAGATAATAGAGTACCTATACATTTAACAGATAAATATTCTAAAAACGAAAATGTATTTAGATTTATGCAGATTAAATTTAGCGTAGAATACTTGCAAAACAATGTAGTATCTTTAGCAACTGGTACTGAAGTAGTAAGCGATATGTACAAGATATTTAACGGCTATGTAAAAAACGATAACGTATTGACAACCAACGGAATAGACTTTGGTTTTGATTTAGAAGACTTTAAAGTAGGGTCTACGTCTAAGAAATTTTTAACAAATTCTCCTACTCAACTTTACGCAAATATAGACGATTACGGAACTTTTGCTTTTTTACAAAGCTCACAAACTTTAGCAAACAAAGTAAACGATTTACTTTTTACATATTACTCAAGTACGGGTTCGCTGCTAGGTACTGACGTTGTTACAAAAAATGTAGATAATGGTGCTTTTCCAGTATCTGGTTTCTTTTTTTTAACACAAAGCGATAGATTTTTATTATACGCTGGAGTTTACCCAGCTAATTTAAGAAACGATACAACAAGTACTTTTTCAAGTTTAGTATCGCTAGGTACAATACAAGGCGGTTACTATACAGTTGTAGCAAGAGATTCTACTCCTACCAATATGACTCAAACATATACTATAAATTTAAATTGTCCTGACGAAAGGCAGTTTGAAAGCGTACGTTTATGCTGGTTAAATCAATGGGGTGCGTGGGACTATTACACTTTTACTTTAAAATCAACTAAAAGTATAACTACGCAAGGAACTACTTATAGTCAATTACACGGAACTTGGAACGAAAGTAAGTATAGAAGTTATAGTCATAGAGGCGGTAAAAAAACATTTAGAGTTAATGCAACGGAATCTCTAAAAATAAATACAGATTATATAAGCGAAAATGACAACGTAATATTAGAAGAGCTTGTAAACAGTCCTGAAATATATATGCTTAAAGGATATAAAGATATTACAGAAACGACTTTATTAAAAAATGATTATGTAATACCAGTTACGTTACAAACAAAAACACACACTAGAAAAACAGTAGCTAACGATAAATTAATACAATATACATTTGATATATTATTAACTAGAACTCTAAAAACACAATCTATATAATGAGTTTACAACTAATATTATTTCCGCAATATTTTAATGGTTTTACTCCTTTAGCTACAACTGGTAACGAATTTTATACTGACGGTACGCAGTTTACTACTTTTAATAATTCAGGATCAAACGCAAGTATAACAAGCATAGATAATTTTATAAATAACTCAACTATTAACGTAAATAGTTTTAGACGTTTTGGTTTTACCGCTGCTTTACCTACTGAGTCAGGCGGTGCGGTTACTTTAGCGACAGAATCAGGTTTTGCTCAAAGGTTGTCTAGTTTACAAATAGGTACAAATTATACTTGTTTTATTGACGTTGCAGTAAATTTATCTGGTTTAGAATTTAGACATTACTCTAATAATGTTTTAGTAACTTCTGGTTTAATAGGTACGGGTCTTACGGGTACATTAACTTTGCCTTTTATAGCGCAAAGCACTAACGATATTATTGTTATTAGTACAGACGGAGTATTGGTTGCTGGAATAAATAGCGTATCTGTACAACAAGACAATTACACACCGAGCGGAGCAATACAAAATCTAAGCTCTGGCGAAGTACTGCTAGACTTATACGAAGAAGAAGCAATACCTTTAACCCTTAGTGTTGACGATTTTAAAAACGTCGCAGAAAAAGTACAATCATATAGCAAGGCTTTTAATTTACCAGCTAGTAAGAGAAATAATAAAATTTTTGACAATATATTTGATATAACTAGATCTACTTCTGGTTTTAGTTTTAATCCGTATGTTAAAACAAAGTCTATACTAAAACAAGACGGTCTTGTAATCTTTGAAGGATATTTAAGATTAATAGACATAAACGATAAAGACGGAGAAATAAGTTATAATGTAAATTTATATTCTGAAGCAATAGCTTTAGCTGACTTACTAAAAGATAGAACTTTTAACGACATAGATTTAGCAGAATTAACTCATACTTATAATTATACTAATATAGAAAATAGTTGGAATAGCGGAACGGGTTTACAATTAGCGACTACTTTATCTACTGAAAGTTTTGCCTACGATCCAACTTTAGGTACTGGTAACACAAATGTTTTAAAATACCCTTTTGTAAACTGGATAGGTAGTATAAACTTGTCAGACGGTACAAACGGAACTTCTGGTATGCCTGAGCTTACAAGACTTGAAGAAGTATTTAGACCTTTTATACAAATTAAATATTTAATTAATAGAATATTTGAAGCTACGCCTTTTTCTTATACAAGTGAATTTTTTAATACTATTGGTTTTGAAAGTTTATTTATGGATTTTAACTGGGGTTCTGATAACAATCCAGCACCAGCTGGAGTAGACGATTTGTATTATGGAGCTTTTTCATTTGATCCAGTAAATCCTACTGCTTCGCCTCCAGCCGTTCCTATTGGAACTTCTTATACTAATATACCAGTATTACCAGCGGCGGGTACTTGGACTATCTGGACGCCTCCTAACTATGATACTACAACTGGAGTATTGACCGCTACTGTTACTGGAGAATCGTATAATGTAGATTATAACTTAGGTTTTTTAGTAACTAATTCAAGCGCTCAAACAGTTACTGTTGAGTGGTTGCTTAATACAACTGCTATAAATCAACAGACGTATAACGCTCAAGGTTTGCTTAATAATAATTATACATATCAAGGAAATTTTGACGTATATATGACCGCTGGAGACACCTTAACAGTAAGAGCAAAATCTACTATTAGTTCAGGGGTTACTTGTTATTATGCAGAAATATATTGGGATTCTAGCGTTTCAATAGTAGCTAGTAACTCTATATTACAAACATTAAGAGGAGAACTTAAACAGTGGGATTTTTTAAGCGGTATAATGACAATGTTTAATTTAATTGCAATACCAGATAAAAACAATCCTAACAATATAATTATAGAGCCGTACAAAGATGTATTTGTAAAAAATACAAACAGTCAAAATATTAACGATTTATCTTTAGATTCTAGAAGTATACCTCAAGACTGGACGGATAAAATTGATGTACAAGATATAAAACTAGCACCTTTAACAGATTTAAATAAAACGACAATATTTCAATTTGAAGAAGATGGAGACGATTTTGCTTTTAATCATTATAAAAATGCTGCGGGTGGTTTTTTATACGGAAGTAAAGTTTATGACGCCTCAGCTTTGACAGTATTAGATGGAGAAGAAAAAATAGAAGCAAACCCTTTTGCCGCAACTATTGTGAAGCCGTTACATAATGATTTTGATTTAGTTATACCAGTAATATACGGCGGTAACGAAGAAGAAGGTTACGAAGCTATTGATAATTTACCGAGAATATTATTTAATAATGGTCTTGTAACTATGCCTACTACAACTTATTATGTACCTGAGCAAAACGGGGTAGCTGAAGTTTCAGCGGAAAATCAATATTTACAATTTAGTCATTTTAGCGCACTACCTATCGTTACGAGCCAACCCCCAGCAACTACTGATACTCAAGATTTTCATTTTGGAGAATGTCAATTAGTTGGTTTAGGTAACCCAACTTCTATGAATTTATTTAATATGTATTGGTTACCGTATCTAAGCGAACTATACAATCCAGATACTAGAACTATGACATTAAAAATAAATCTCAATGCAGCCGATATAAATACATTTAACTTTAACGATAAAATATATATAAAGCAAAGGGTTTTTAGAGTTAACAAAATTGACTATAAACCTTATGAATTATCTACTATTGAATTAATACTTATACCGTAATGACAAAAAAAGTTATTCCTTCTGAAATACCATTTATAGACGCAAGTCCTGTAAAACCAGCGCAAGTACAATCTAACGGTTTAGTAACTTTTACAGACGGTACAAATATGGTTTTACCAAATCAACAACAATGTGAAGCGTATGGTTACACTTATAATAAAGACACTTCGACTTGTAGCGCTTTTAGACCTAAAACAAAAATTAATAAAAATTTTAGTCAAATAGGTAACAAGTCTTTAGGTACTAATAATGTTATAGAAACTGGCGTAAGAAATACGCAAGTAATAGGACAAAATAATAAAGTTAAAAGTTTTAGTAGAAATAACGTAATTAGTGGGAATAAAAATGAAATAGAAAACAACATAACAAATGCTCTAGTAAACGGTACGTTAGCTCAGGCTACCGCAAATAATAGTTTTGTTTTAGGGGGTAACGCAGCTGGAGATAATCTAGCAGAAAGACAGTCAATACAATTAATTTACGGAACTCAAACTACGGCTGGGTCAACTGTCGATAGTTATTTAAATAATGTTACAGATAGTTTTTTTGTTATACCTGACAATACTATTATGTATTTTCACGCCGACGTTGTAGCGGTTAGAGTAGGCGGTACAAATACTGGTAATACTGGAGATTTTGCTTCGTTTGTTGAGCGTGGCGTAGTTATAAATAAGTCAGGTACACTTAGTATATCAAGAGAGAGAGACGCTATAAAAAGTAGCGGAACGGTAACAGACTGGCGACCAGTTGCGAATATATCTGGTACAAATTTTAGAATGACTGTTAGAGGCGAAACAGACGTAACGATAGAGTGGTGCAGCAATATAACCTTTACACAAATTAAAACAAATGTTAGTTTATAAATAAAAAATTATGGCGGACGTAATAGTAAATGCAGAAGTAAGAAGTAATGTAGGTCAATTAAATCAAGACCTTAGACAAACACAACAAGAGGCAATTAGCATAAAAGACGCTTTTGGAGTTGCTAGTGGATCTATTGCAGCAGTGCAGGGCGGTATGAAATTATTTGGAGTAGAAAGCGAAAAAACCCAAGAAGCTATCTTAAAAGTACAAGCTGCTATGTCTATGAATCAAGGAATACAATCTTTGATAAAACAAAAAGATACTATAATGTCTATTGCTGGTTTTATAGGCAAATGGACTGGAGCGACTAAAGTTTTAACAGTAGCGCAAAAGTTGTTAAATATAGTTATGAGCGCAAATCCGATAGGTTTAGTTATTGCGGGTATAACTGCTTTAATAGGTCTAGGAGCTGCTATTGTTAGTTTTTTTAAAAATAATGCAGCTGCAACTAAAGAAGAGACAGAAGCTCTAAAACAAAATAATAAAGAAATTCTTGCTAATATGAAGGAACGAGATAAGCAGCAAGACAAAGAGTCAGCAGAAGCAAAGCATAGGCTTGAATTGATGGCTTTAAGAGATATGACCATACATCAGTACTATAAAGAACTAGAAGCAATACGTCTAACTGATTTAGAAAGAGAAAGATCAAATAGAGATCAAGCTAGGGCAGACAGAAAAGCTGCACAGGTTAAATTAGATGAACTAAAAAGAAATAACGATACTGATTCTGAAATTGTTAAAAATCAAAGAAAACATAGAGATGAATTACTTCAACAAGAAAGAAATTATCAAAAAGAAATAGATAAATTAAAAGAAGAAGGAGATAAAAATAGAAGAAATAAAGAGCTAGACAGAGAAAAGCAAACAATAGAAAACGAAAAAAGGAGAGTACAATACGAGATAGATCAAGAAAAAAAGAGACAACAAAGAGCTTTAAGAGTTAAAAAAGAACGTATATCTGCTAATAAACAATTTTTATCTCAATTAAGAAAAATGAATCAAGACGCAGCTCTTTTAGAAATAGAAGACGATCAAGAGAGAGAGCTTAAAAAAGCAGAACAGGAAAAAGACAATCAGTTAAAAGCCTTAGAAAAAAGTAAAGTAGGCCCTAAAGTTAGGGCTGCTATGATCGAAGCTATTGAGCTAGAACACCAAAACAAAATGAAGGAGATAAACGATAAGTTTGAAGAAGAAGCGAAAGAAAAAAGAGAAGAAGAAAATGCTTTACTGCAAGAGATGATAAACGAGAATAACGACGCTTTAATAGAAAACGAAGTTGATCAGCAAATAAAAGCTCTTGAAAGGCAAAAGGAAGCAGATTTAGAAAAACTAAAATTACACGCAAATTTTAACGAATTAAAATTAGAGCTAGATAAAAAATACGATAGAGAAATACAAAAAATACAAGACGAACAAGTTGAAAACGATATAAAAGCTAAAAAAGAGTTAGTTAAAACTTCTTTAAAATCTAGCGCTGACCTTATGAAGCAAGCTAGTGAGTTTGCTGGAGATAATAAAGAGTTAGCTGCGGGTTCTTCTTTAATTAATACATATCAAGCGGTTACTAAAACTTTAGCAGATGGTGGTGGTAGTCCGCTTAGTTACTTAATGGCTGCGGGAGTTTTAGCAGCTGGTTTAAAAAGTGTACAATCAATATATGATACTGACGTAGGAAGCGGAGGCGGAGGAGGTTCTACGCCACCAGCTGAAGTA